GTATCATATTTTATTGCATTAGAACCAGAATCAACATACAATTCATAGGGGAGTTAAATGAATAACACCTTTTTATGGGTTGAGAAGTATAGACCTAAAACTATACAAGATTGTGTATTACCAGAAAATCTAAAGAAAACTTTTTCTGAGTTTGTTAAGAATGGTATTCCTAATCTATTACTAACTGGAGGGCCTGGTGTTGGTAAAACAACAGTTGCAAAGGCGATGTTAGAACAAATAGGTTATGATTATATTATGATTAACGGTTCTGAAGAATCTGGTATTGATGTACTTCGTAATAAAATGAAAAACTTTGCATCTACTATGTCGTTAGAGGGTAGTAGAAAGTTTATCATTATTGATGAGGCAGATTATCTAAATGCACAATCAACACAACCAGCACTTCGTGGTATGATAGAAGAGTTTCACAAGAACTGTGGATTTATTCTTACTTGTAATTTTAAGAATAGAATCATAGAACCTTTACATAGTCGTTGTAGTGTGGTTGAATTTAATATCCCCAAAACTGAAAAACCTAATCTTGCAAAACAATTTATGTCTAGTATTAATACTGTTCTCACAACAGAGAATGTAAAGTATGAAGAAAGAGTTGTTGCAGAATTAATTATGAAGTTCTTTCCAGATTGGAGAAGATGTCTTAATGAATTACAAAGATATGCTACATCTGGACAAATTGATAGTGGAATATTAGTAAACCTTTCTGAAAAGAATATGAGAGATTTAATCACATTCTTGAGAGAGAAAGATTTTACAAGTATGAGAAAGTGGGTTGTTAATAATTTAGATAACGACCCTGCTAGAATATTTAGAAAAATGTATGACAATCTTTATGAGTATTTTGAAGATGGTCGTTCAATCGCAACAGCAGTTTTATTGATTGCAGACTATCAATACAAAGCTGCATTTGTTGCCGACCAAGAAATTAATTTACTTGCTTGTCTAACACAGTTGATGGGTGAGTGTAAATTTAAATAGGAGTTATTATGGTTGATACAAATGAACAGGCAATTAATCTTGCAAAAGATATTAAGATGTCAATGGTTACTAAACCAGCATTAAATATGTTGGAAGTATTTTTACCAGAATATGTTACAGATGAATTTAATGAGTATATTGATGGTGTAAGAGGAAGTGCAAAAAGTTTTTCACACGAACTTGTAGGACAAATTAAAGCAAATAAAAAGTCTGCACAATTAGATATGAACTTTGAAGATAAGCCAGTAAAAGGTTTGAAAGCACTTCTTGAAGGTTTTACACTTTCATATCTACAATTTTTAGGTTGTGCAGATGCAAAAAGTGATTGTGTATCTATGTGGTCAGTACATAGTTATGAAGGTGATTATAATCCACTACACGATCACGGTGTTAATACACCTACTGGAATGTCTTGTATTTTATATTTAAAAGTACCACCACAGATAGAAAAATTATCTGGTAGTGCAAAAGAATACGAGACTGGTGGACTTAAACTAGATTTAAATAATGCATCTGGTACTACTGATGGTTTCACATTTTTTAGTTGGGGTATGAACTGCACTAGTGATATTAAACAATTAAAACCAGTTCAAGAAGCATTTGTAAAACCAGAAGTTGGTAAACTATTAATGTTTCCTAATTGGTTAAAACACTCTGTATCGCCATTTTATGGTGAGGGAGAAAGAAGAACCTTATCTGCAAACTTTGAGATAGAATTAAAAACTATGCCTTTACTTGCAGACCAAAAGATACTTGCACAGAGCCCACAATAATGGCATATGAATTAAAAGAGTATCTTAATTCTATAAACTTTAATAAGAATAATCTTATGGACGGTGAGGACGATATGTACGAAAAAAAGTATAGTCCTTTTATTGTAAATAAATGTCTTGCACCACATAATGATTGTATATTATTAGTGAATGAAATGAATCGTTATGGTTCAGTTTTAGACAAAGACAAGAAGTTGCAATATGACTTTTTACTAAATACTATAAGAACAAGAAAAAGATATGCCCCTTGGATAAAGGAAAGCAAATCTAGAAATCTTGAGTATGTAAAAGAATATTATGGATACAATAACTCTAAAGCTAAATCAATTCTTGACATACTTAACGATAAACAAATAGAGTTTATCAAAAGTAAACTGAATAAAGGTGGAATGAAAAAATGAACGAAACTTTATGGAACACAGATAAGATGTTAGAAGTTTCTTTGAAAGAACCAGATGATTTTTTAAAGGTTAGGGAAACACTTTCCAGAATCGGAGTATCATCTAGAAAAGAAAAGAAACTTTTTCAATCTTGTCACATACTACACAAACAAGGCAAATATTACATAGTTCACTTCAAAGAACTATTTGCACTTGATGGTAAAGAGCACAACATATCAGATAACGATATAGGAAGAAGAAATTCTATAGCTTGTCTTTTAAAAGATTGGGGACTAGTTAGTTTTGAGAACGAACCAGAAACCAAAGCTCCACTATCACAAATAAAAGTTATCTCTTTTAAAGAAAAAGGTGATTGGATTTTAGAACCAAAATATAATATAGGAAAAAAGAAAGAGGAAACTGATGAGCCAAAAAGCGATTAAACAAAAATTAAAATCTGCATTTTTACTTCACTCTGAAGGACATATTAAGAAACACCTTGCAAATGTTGAGGTGTTACTTGACAATCCAAGAGGCATTGGTGAACACGGTGATATCGTAAGTGAAATAGAAAAAGAACTGCACGAGGTCGCTAAATATGAAGATTTAATTGAGGCAATGAACAAATACTTTCCAGAGGAAAAAGATTTAATTGAGGGTTGACTATTTTTAAAAAGGTGATATAGTTATATTATGGATTTTTATACTAATGTAGTGCAATGGGGTAATTTTCTTTTAGTTCGTGGTGTTGATAAAAATCAAAGAGTAAGTTTTAGATTAAAATACAAACCAACTCTGTTTGTTCCAGTAATGAAACAAACGGATTGGAAAACTCTTGATGGTAAATCAGTAACACCATATCAATTTGATTGTATAAAAGATGCAAAGGACTTTCTTCTCAAATACGAAAGTCAGCCTCATCTTGTTTACGGACTAAACAGATTTGCATACACATATATTTCAGATACATTTCCACAGAAGGTAAACTGGAACATTGATAAACTATTAATTATGACGATTGATATTGAGGTTCAATGCGAGAATGGTTTTCCTAATCCAGAATCTGCAATAGAACCTTTACTTTCTATTACAGTTAAAGACCAACAATCTAAAAAAATTATAGTATGGGGTATTCAACCTTACGAGAATACAAGAGAAAATGTTACTTATATTCGTTGTCCTAACGAACACGATTTGATTATGGAGTTTATGTCTTTCTGGACAAAGAACTATCCAGATGTTATTACTGGTTGGAATACAGACTTCTTTGATATTCCTTATCTTGCAAATAGAATCAAACAAGTTTGTGGTGAAGATAAAATGCGAGAACTATCGCCTTGGAAAAATGTTAGTGCAAGAAAAATATATAGTATGGGTAGAAATCATTTGATGTATGACATTATGGGTGTATCTCAATATGATTATTTACAACTCTATCAAAAGTTTACTTACACCAGACAAGAATCATACAAGTTAGATTATATTGCAAGTGTAGAGCTTGGTGAAAAGAAAGATGAAAATCCATACGAAACATTTAGAGAGTGGTATGAAAAAGACTTTCAATCTTTCATTGATTATAATATTCAAGATGTGGAAATAGTTGACAAACTAGAAGACAAGATGGGTTTGATTGACCTTGCACTTACTATGGCCTATGAGGGTAAAGTAAATTATTCAGATGTGTTTGGTCAAGTTAAATATTGGGATATTTTAATCTATAACTTCTTGAGAAAAAGAAAGATTGTTATACCACAGAAAAAGTCTTATAACAAAAACGAACAATATGAAGGTGCATATGTAAAAGAACCGATTACTGGTTTACATAAGTGGGTTGTATCATTTGATTTGAATTCACTATATCCACATTTAATTATGCAGTATAATCTCTCACCAGAAACATTATTGAAAAGTAAACATCAAGACATTACAGTTGATGGTATGTTAAAAGGTATTAAACTAGACATACCAGACAGAACTACTATGACACCAAATGGTGCATTGTTTAGAACAGATAAAAAAGGTTTCTTACCAACTATGATGGAAGAGTTATACAATGAACGAGTGACTTACAAAAAGAAAATGTTATCTGCACAACAAGAATTTGAAAACACAAAAGACAACAAGTATAAAAAACTGATAAGTCGTTATAACAATATTCAGATGGCTCGTAAGATTTCTTTGAACTCTGCTTATGGTGCAATAGGTAATCAATATTTTCGTTATTACGATAAAGCGATTGCAGAGGGTATTACAAAGAGTGGTCAATTATCTATTCGTTGGATTGAAAAGAAACTTAACAAATATCTAAACAATGTTTTAAAAACAGATGATGATTATGTGATTGCATCTGATACTGATTCTGTTTATTTGACTATGGATAAACTTGTTACTGAAACAATTAAAAGTGATAATGCATTATCTAAAACAATAAACTTTCTAGACAAGGTTGCATCAGAATCTATTGAACCATACATTACAAAATCGTATGACGAACTTAAACAATACACAAATGCATATGCAAATAAGATGTTTATGAAACGAGAAGTGATTGCAGACAAAGGTATTTGGGTTGCAAAGAAAAGATATATTCTAAATGTTTGGGATAGTGAAGGTGTATCATACAAAGAAGCAAAGTTGAAGATGATGGGTATTGAAGCTGTCAAGTCATCAACGCCTGCAATGTGTAGACAAAAGATTAAAGATGCACTTGAACTTATAATGACAAGTGATGAAAAAGAATTAAACAAGTTTGTAATTAATTTTAGAGAAGAGTTTCTTAAAGTAAAACCAGAATTGATTTCGTTTCCTCGTTCAGTAAATGGTTTATCAAAATACTTTGATAGTGGAACAACATTTAAAAAGTCAACACCTATGCATATCAAAGGTGCATTGATATACAATCATAAGATAAAACAAAATAAACTTATAAACAAATACCCTTTGATACAAGAGGGTGATAAGATTAAGTTTGTTTATTTAAAACAACCTAATCCATTTACTTCAAATGTAATCACATACATTACTAAACTTCCTAAAGAATTTGATATACACAGTTTTGTTGATTATGATATACAGTTTGAAAAAGTTTTCATTGACCCCTTGACATTAATTTTAAATAGTATAAAATGGAATATAGATAGAACTTATGGAACACAAGGTAACTTAGAGGATTTCTTTGGGTAATTATTTTAGATATACATTAGACGATTTAGAAAAGTCTGCAAATAGAAAACTATTTAATTTTATCAGCTTCTTTGCTGGTGGAGGTGGTTCTTCTTGTGGATATAAATTATCTGGTGGTGAATGTTTATTTGTAAATGAGTTTCAACAAGTTGCAGTAAATGATTACCTTGCAAACTTTCCAAACACACAACATATCTGTGGTGATATTAAAAATGTCACTGGTCAAAAGATTATGGAAATGACTGGATTAAAGCCTGGTGAGTTAGATATATTAGATGGTTCACCACCTTGTCCACCATTTAGTATGTCTGGTACAAAACAAAAAGGTTGGAATAAAGAAAAAACTGCATATGGAATGAAACAAAAAAACATTGAAGATTTAACTTGGGAACAGATTAGAATTGTTGGTGATTTAAAACCTAGAGTTGTTGTTTGTGAAAATGTTAAAGGTTTAACAATGGATTATGCAAGAG